AGACCCCAACAGCTTCTGGTTCACGATGCGCTGGAGGCTAATAGGTTCGCGGTGGCTGTATGCCATCGTAGGTTCGGCAAGACTGTTGCTGCCATAAACCACCTTATCCGCGCAGCCATGCTCTGCGGTAAGGAAAGCCCACGGTACGCCTACGTTGCCCCAACCTACTCTCAGGCAAAGAGGGTGGCGTTTGACTACCTGCTAAAGTTTACGGAACCCCTGACCCCAACGGCTAACATCAGCGAACTCAGGGTAGACTTCTACGGAAGGCGCATAAGCCTCTACGGTGCGGACAACCCAGATTCCCTGCGAGGAATATACTTAGACGGGGTGGTTCTAGACGAGGTAGGGGACATGAACCCGAAGGTCTGGAACGAGGTGCTAAGACCTGCGCTAACGGATAGACTAGGCTGGGCGTTGTTCATCGGGACACCGAAGGGCGCAAACCACTTTAAGGACTTGCGCGACAGGGCAGAGAAAGAGGAAGGGTGGTGTTTACTTGAATTTAAGGCTTCGCAGACATGTATTATCAGTCCAGAGGAACTTGAAGCTGCCAAGAAAGAGATGGGCGACGACAAGTTCGCAACTGAATTTGAGTGTTCCTTTAATGCTGCGGTTGAGGGTGCGTATTACGGCGCGATACTTAATACGCTTGCACCTGAACGCTTTACGGAGTTCGCGACAGACAACCTCTGCAAGACGTACACGGCTTGGGACTTGGGAGTTGGGGATAGCACAGCTATATGGGTTTGCCAGGTCGCAGGGCAGGAGAGGCGGCTCATCGACTACGTTGAGAACCACGGTCAAGGGCTAGACTGGTACGTCAACTGGATTAAGCAAAATGATTACACAAAGGCTGAACACATCTTGCCCCACGACGTTGAGGTACGAGAACTCGGCACAGGCAAGAGTAGAAAAGAAGTCTTACAAGACCTTGGACTCAATATCACCGTCTGCCCAAGAATGTCTATCGACGATGGGATACAAGCCGTTAGAAGGCTTTTACCTAATTGCTACTTCCATCCACGAACTAAACAAGGCGCAGATGCACTACGCAACTACCGCCGCGAGTACGATGAGAAGCGCAATGTTTACTACGACAAACCCCTGCATGACTGGTCAAGTCACGCTGCGGATGCCTTTAGGTATCTCGCTGTTGGCTTGAATACCACTAGCACCTGGGGCAAACCGTTGCCAATTAACACGAAATGGATTGTCTAAATGCAAGAATTTGACCTACAAGCCATCATTGAAAACGAGATAGACAATGCTATCGGCTACATCAATACCGAGACGGTAGAGGAACGCCGCGATGCGCTGATGGCGTACAACCGCGAACCCTACGGCAACGAAGTTGAGGGGCGTAGCACAATCGTTACAGGCGAAGTCGCAGAAGCCGTAGACGGAGCTTTGCCACAACTCCTGCGTGTATTTACACAGTCCGACGACGTGGTGCGGTTCGAACCCAAAGCACCTGGCGACGAGGAGAAGGCTAAGCAAGCCACCGAGTATTGCAACTGGGTGCTGATGAACGACAACCCAGGCTTCGAGGTATTCCAGACTTGGTTCAAGGACGCGCTCCTGCAAAAGGCAGGGGTCATCAAGGTCTGGTGGAACGACGAGACATCCGTGGACAAGGAGAAGTACGAGAACCTGTCCGAGGAAGAACTGACCCTGCTACTAGCAGACGGGCAGATGGAAGTGGTCAAGCAACGCCAGACTCAGATAGGCGAAGTCCCTGTCCCTCCTACGCCTGAGCAGATGATGCTTGCCCAGCAGACGGGCGTGCCTCCTGAAATGACAATGCAACCCGTGTTCTCGTACAACGTCACGGTCAAGAAGATAAACAAGAAGGGTTCGGTCAAGGTAGAGAACGTACCGCCCGAGGAGTTCCTAATCTCCAAGAAGGCACGCCGTATCGCTGACGCGCCATTCGTAGCCCACCGTAGACTGACCACCCGTTCCGAGTTAATCAGCATGGGCTTTAAGGCCGACGAGATTGACGAGTTACCAGCCTACGACGACTTGACGTTTACTCCCGAGAGGGTGGCGCGGTTCCCGAATGGTGAGCAGCCAGACGACCCAAGCCTCGACACAAGCATGGACGAGATTGAGACGTTCGAGTGCTACATCAGGACAGACTACGACGAGGACGGCATTGCCGAACTGCGCCGTGTGTTCTACGCTGGCGGCACAATCCTAGAGAACGAGGAAGCAGACTTCATTCCGTTCTGCTCCATCTGCCCAATCCCCATGCCCCACAAGTTCTTCGGGCACAGCTTGGCTGACCGCGTGGTAGACATCCAGAAGATTAAGACCACAATTACACGTCAGATGTTGGATAACCTGTACCTCTCCAACAATGCTCGGATGGCCGTAGTCGATGGGCAGGTAAACCTAGACGATATGCTGACGGTTACACCTGGCGGTATCGTGCGGGTCAAGAACAACGCCGCTATAACGCCACTACAAGTACCTCTGGTGGCCGGACAAGCCTTCCCCATGCTTGCCTACATGGACGAGATACAGCAGAAGCGCACAGGCGTTACACAGGCTTCTCAGGGCTTAGACCCCAACATCCTGCAAAACACTACCGCGACAGCGGTGGCGATGGTTCAGAACGCAGGAGCCGCAAAGGTTGAGTTGATTGCTAGGATATTCGCCGAGACAGGGGTAAAAGACCTGTTCAAGTCCATCCTGCACCTTGTCTGCAAGTATCAGGACAAGGAACGGATTGTGCGGATGCGTGGCAAGTTCGTGGCTATCGACCCTAGAGAGTGGAGTAACGAGTACGACCTGACGGTAAACGTCGGTCTGGGTACGGGCAACCGTGAGCAACAGATGGCGATGGAGGCCGCAATCCTGCAAAAGCAGGAGCAGATTATGTCCCAGATGGGCATAGCCAACCCGCTAGTCTCGCCAAGCCAGTACCGCAACACCTTGGGACGGTTCATCGAGTCCGCAGGGTTCAAGGACACATCTGAGTTCTTCCGCGAGATTACGCCGGAGATGGAACAGCAGTTGTTGCAACCGCAACAGCCCCAGCCTGACCCCGCTACCGCCGCGCTCATGCAACAGGCGCAAGCCCAGATGCAGGTCACTCAGGCAAAGGCGCAAGCGGACATTCAGGTTCAGCAAGCCAAGGCACAGGCAGACATCCAGTTACAGCGCGAGAAAGCCGCCGCAGACATTCAGTTGGAGCGCGAGAAGGCCGCCGCCCAGTTGCAACTCAAGACGGCAGAGTTCCAAGCCGAGGCGCAGCTTAAAGCCGCCAAGGTCGGGGCACAGATTACAGGAAACGTGGAGATACCTGGTTGAACGAAACAGAACGGGCGATAGCCTTCCTGAACGACGAGTTTTTTATGGCTGTTGTGGAAAAGCAACGGCTGATGTATATTAACAACATCTTAGATAGTTCTGACGAGGATGTGGATGTTCGTGAACGCGAGCGTCTAAAACTCAAGGGGCTAGAAGAATTTATTGCGTCACTCAAGTCCATCGCCACCAACAAGGAGATAGACAAGAAACGCAAGTTTATGGTTTTTTAACCACAGTAGGAGTTCCAAATGGAAGACACCAACCCGCAAGGGAGTGCGCAAACAGTAGACAATGCAGCCGCCAAAATCTTCGGGATGTTGGAGCCAGAGCAGCCGGAAGGCCAAGCCGAGGAACTAGCACAGGAAGAAACCGAGCAGGTAGAAGTACAAGCCTACGAGGAAGCGGAAGGCGAAGAAGTCCAAGAAGAAGTCGAAGCACCACAAAGGTTTCGGGTCAAGGTTGACAACGAAGAACTGGACGTGGACTTAGACGAACTGATTAAGGGCTACTCACGCACATCTGACTACACCAAAAAGACGCAGAATCTAGCCGAACAGCGTAAGGCAGTCGAATCCGAACGCGCTAGGATAGATGAAGCCGCCAAATTGCGGGACACCTATGCCCAACGGTTGCAAGTCATCGAACAGATGTTGACACAACCTGCGGAAGACCTGACTGCCTTAAAAGACCAAGACCCCATCGGGTACGCGGTCAAGATGGCAGAGAACATGGAACGCGAAAAGCAGCTACAAGCTGTCCGCGCCGAACGCGAATCACTCCAAGCCAAGCAAGCCTCCGAGCATCAGGAGAGGTTGAGGTCTCACATCCAACAGGAAGCCGAGCGTTTACGTTCTGCCATCCCTGATTTCGGAGATGAGGTAAAGGGCGAGGTTATCCGCAAGGAGATAAAAGATTACGCCAAATCGGTAGGCTGGACAGACCAAGAGTTGTCGCAGGTGTACGACCACCGCGCCGTCCTGACTCTGTATCGGGCTATGCAATACGAAAAATTGCAGAAGTCAAAACCTGCCGTCTCCAAAAGAGTGGCAGAGGCTCCCAAGTCATTAGCACCTGGGGTCGGCTCTCCACGCCTTGATAAGGACGGAGAGGCGGTCAAGAAATTGACCAAGCAACTTAAACAATCTGGTCGCCCGCGAGACGCGGCGGCTTTATTCGAACGATTCCTCTAAGGAGAATTAAATGTCAGTACCCTCAAATACCTACCTGCGGTACACCTCGATTGGTGTCCGCGAAGACTTAGCAAACGTCATTTATGACATCAGCCCCACCGACACGCCTATCATGTCGTCCATCGGCAAGGCTAAAGCAACACAGACCAACCACGAGTGGCAGACCGATTCGTTGGCCGCAGCTACTACGGCTAACGCCCTCATCGAAGGTGATGACGCTTCGGCAGCATCGCTCTCGCCCACGACCCGTGTTGGCAACTTCACGCAAATCGTTGGCAAGACCGTTCAGGTTTCGGGCACTTTGGAAGCAGTAGACAAGGCTGGTCGTAAGTCTGAGAAGGCTTACCAGTTGGCTAAAGCCGCTTCCGAAATCAAGCGCGACATCGAGACAATCATCACGGCTAACCAAGCCAAGACCAACGGTACGGCCACTTCTGGTGCGCGTAAGCTAGGTTCGCTCCTTTCTTACATCACCAGCAACGTATCCAAGGGTTC